TGGTGTGCCAGTCAGGGTATTACATTCAGAGTCGTTACAGAAGCAGACTTATTTCATAACCCTAAAAAAACTAAGAAGTTCAAGACAAGATAATTAATTGTATGAACAAGAAATTAGAAGAACTCTTTGATCTTCCTGAGGTAACAAGCTCAACTGAATACTCAAAAGAAGATATTCAGCAAGCACTAACTACAGCAAATAACATTGAGTTAACACTCCCAACTGAGCCAGATAATAAAACTGATGTTGAATTAGATGATCTAACCAACAAAGCCATGGAAAGTTTTGAAAACTTAATGAGCTTGGGTATGAATGTTGAAGCACGTTTCAGTGCTCCAATCTTTGATAGTGCCAGTAAGATGTTGGGACATGCCGTTACAGCTAAGTTAGGCAAAGCACAGAAGAAACTTAAAGAAACTGAGCTCAAGATGCGCTTAATGAAGATGGAAATGGATAAGAAACCAGAAGATGCTGCTACAGTTAATGTAGAAGCTCGAGTTTGGGATCGTAACGAGTTAATCAAAAATCTCAAACAACAATAAATACAGTATAAAGGTATACCAACATGAGATCTTTACAAGAGTATCTTACTGAAAGTTCGAAGCAGTATATGTTTCGTATTAGACTTGCTTGTGATTGCGATATGAACAAGCTTAAGACAGCATTGGCAAAATTTGATGTTGCCGCAATGAGTGAGCCAAAGAGATTGCCAATTACACAAAAGGCATTTGGTTTTGATCATTTAGACAATCCTGAAATTCATATTGTTGATGTTTCGACAAATTATCCTTGTACCCCAACAGAACTATCTGCGGCATTCAATGAAGTGGGTGTTCCGGCCAGTATGGTAATGGTAACAACACTTAATCAAGAAGTGTTAGTTGCTCCAGTTGGATCTGAGGCAAAAGAACATGAGGCAATTCTTGATAAGGATCTACCTAAAAACACTTATCCTCAGATTTTAGCTGATCTTGAACAAGCATTGTCTAAAAAAGAACCTGGCAAGTATCAATATACATACGCAGCCAAGAAAACTTCTACTGGCAGCACAAGCAATGATCTGCCACAAGGAAATAAGAGTCCAGTTGGTTCAAAGCAGAACAAAATACCTGACCCCTACAAGAGACAAGGAATCTAAACCATGCAAATGATTGATGTATTAACAAAGTTAAGAGAGATTGCTGCTCGCAGTCCAGAAGAGATTGGTCGTGCCATCGCTGCTGCTGAAGCAATGAGTGGTAAGCCTGTTACTGAAGAAATGTCTGAGAAGCAGAAGAAGTTTTTCGGCGGCGGTAAAAAGGATGACGACAAGGATGGCGATAAGAAGACTGCGTCTTCTGGTAAGAAGCCCGACTTCCTTGATGTAGACAAGGATGGCGATAAGAAAGAGCCCATGACTAAGGCACTTAAGGACAAGGAAGATAAGAAGGTAGATGAAGGGTCAGGGCGTTATGCACAACTTCGTGCTTACAAGAAGAAGCATGGGCATGATCATCCAGATATGACTGGAGACGAGCATAATCACTTATATGGTGACGACAGATTAAAGAAAGATCAACTAAAGAATCCAAGAAAAGATAAGTATGTTGCACCACCTGAGATTAGTGAAGACATTTCCATTACACTAAGTGGTAGTGACGCTGTACTTGCTGAAATTCTAAAGCTTGCTGGTCAGATTGGCGCCAAGACTACTAAGGGCCCAGAGCCAATGGGCGGATTAGGCGGCGGTGATATGGGCGCTTCAATTGCTCCTCTCCCTGCTCCAATTGCTCCAAAGCCAATGGGAATGCCTCCAACAGGTCCAATCCCAAGTTTATCATCAATGGTAGGTGATGAGCCAGGAATGGATATGGACGTAGACATGGGTTCCGATGATATGGGAATGGAAGATGAAGTATTAGGTGATTCTTATGACGCAACTACTACTCCAAATCCAACTGTTATGGGAATGGATGCTGCGGTTCCTGCTGGTAATGATTTAGCAAAGCCTAAGATGACTGCTCCAAGAGTATCACCCGGCGACAATCCATTCCATCGCTCAGTATCATTTGACTAATAAGGAATCGTCCCCATGGACTTTCGTAAGTATATTTTAGAAGCACAAAGAGCAATTGACGCTCCTGTTACTGGGGACGATTTTGATTTCCAAATTAATGAGTCATTGAGTATTGAATGTGAAGTAGTAGAACATACCGATAACACATTTGTCATTGGATTAGATCAGCGTGGGTGGGATCTTCTCAAAGAAGCTGAATTAGTTAACGAAGCTGAGACATGTACAGAGTGCGGCATGGGCACAATGTATAAGGTTAGCGAAGGCATGCGTTGTGACGAATGTGGTTACTCAGTAGCAATGGAAGCTGCTCCTGTACATCTTATGAGAGCAAGAGAACTTGATCTACATCATGACATGGGAGATGGCTATCGAATTGGCAGCGATCTACATGATGATGGCGATAGTCGTAAAGTAAGCTACAGTTTATATAAGTTAGAAGATCCAGCTGGAGCCAATGATGAATTCGCAAATGCTTGGCGTGATGTAGGACATCTGGATGTAAGTCCTTATAAGGCAGATAAAGCTCAGATTTTAGCTGCTGCTGCTAAGTTAAAGATTAACGACATGGCAAAGAAGGCAACTCCTGAAAGTATGTTCACTGAAGCAGAATATCAAGGTCGTAGTGTAACACTGGGTAAGCCATCAGCAGGGGATGTTAAGAAGTATAAAGTGTATGTCCGTGATCCTAAGACTGGCAACATTAAGAAAGTAAACTTTGGCGACAAGAAGATGAGCATCAAGCGTGATAATCCCGCACGTCGCAAGAACTTCCGCGCCAGACATAACTGTGCTGATAAGAAAGATCGAACATCAGCTGGTTACTGGAGTTGCCGCATGTGGAGCAATAAGCCAGTCAGCAAGATTCTAAAGGGAAAATAATGAGACTATTTGAATTTTCTAAAAGTCTCAAAAACAAACAAGATCCGGGCGATCCACATAGTGGCAACGCACCTAAGATAGCAGACGTTCCTGATGATCATAAAGCAACTATGAATCCCAGTTTGTGTTTGACAGATATGGATCCTGGTCACGAGTTCTATAGATTTATGATGCAGGCAGCAGCAAGTCCAAACGATATTCCAATTAGCACAACTGTACGTTCTATTCCATTTGCTATGCCTTATACTGAGCAAGAAGAAGACATGCTTCATCATGCTTTAAAGCGTATGGGTAAGAAGCATAGACACATTACGCCTTCTCGAGGTGCTGATCCCAGCGCCAATCATACAGTAAGTCCTGTAGCTGCTGTTAAAAAGAACAAGTACGGAGTATAATATGAGAGCTACAGAGTTTATTAGTGAAAATGATAATCTAAATAAGATACCAACTTCAGCAGAAGCAGCAATGCCAAATGGGCATGTTTGGCCTGATCTTGATAACAGTAGTCCATATCATGCATTTCGTTTTGGTGTAGCATTAGCAGGCAGTCCAGATAAAGTCTATCCTAAAGATGGCCCAACTGGACAAAAGATGGTTACTGTTGCTTACACACAAGAAGAACAGGATATTTTAGATCATACTGGTCGTCAAATGGGATTTAAATCAAAAGCTATATCTAACCCTCCCAGTGAAGAAACCAGCGATGTACACAAATCCAGCCCAGTTCCACAGAATAGTGGAAAAAATATCAGAAGAAATTCATGAAGCAGTATCGTATAACAGCTGACAATTATGTTCCGGATGCTGAATGTACACTAAGTCCAGATGATCCAATACATGATATGATTGCTGCTCAGTATATGGGCGGTCTTAATGCTGCTACTCGTATTAATGAACGTAAAGCACAAGCAGCAGCTGACGCTGAAGCAGCAAAAGAACCACTGATGAAGTATGCTCGAGAGTATGGCATTAGACCAGGCACACCCGCTTGGTATGCGCTACATGGTACAACTTCTAACCGTAGGCGTTAAATACACTATGCGAGCAAAAGAGTTTATATCTGAACAAAATAGAGACGTAAGCGGAGAACATTATTTCCCGTTACCTATGCCAACTGCCGCTATTGTTCCCGATGCCAGTCAGAACTTCTATCACATGTATCGTTTTGGAGTGGCAATGAGCAAAGCCCCTGACGAAAATGTTAATATGAATGATCAAACTAATATAGCTGATAAGCTTGCTATATTACCATATAGCGATGCTGATATGGAAATTGTTAAGAGAGCTGGTAAAACCATTGGTGCTTTGCCAAAGTTTATCAGCAATAAAGGAACTAAAGAAGAAGATGGCGGCAATGCTACAAGCCCCGTCGCCAAATATGTTCCTACTCGTCGTAAATCAACTTAAGAATGGTACCCAGCTTGGGTGACGCATATCGTATGAGTGGTTCTTACGTCTTGCGCTCAAATGCCAATAATCAGGCTTATATGGTTCTCTGATTGGCTTTTGATAATCATCTTTCTTCTTTTGATTACATGGTACACAAGCAGCCACACAATTTTCCCAATTAGTCCTACCACCTTTGGCACGTGGAATAACGTGATCAATGGTTAGTTCACTATGATCCATAGTTTCGGCACAGTACTGACACTGGAACAAGTCTCTTAGATAGAGATTGCTACGGCTAAAACGAACACCACGTTTGAAAGCATGGAAGTCCTTAGTAACAGCCAAAGCAGGTACCTTAAGTGTCATACTTGGACTATGAACTTCCCAGTCATCGTAGTATTCGATAACTTCAATTTTGTTCATGAATTGGAGCTTGATTGCTTGCTGCCAATCGATGACACTAAGGGGCAACCAGCTGAGCGGCTGCCAGTTAGCATTGAGGATTAATGTTGCTGACATTGTTCATATTTACCAATTGAAAAACCTAAGTTATTCATTGTAACTGAATATTAGTTTCTGTCAATAAATATCTATATGAGAAGATGGAGTGATTGGAGAGTTACTACCCTCCACATCTATTACTACATGCCAGACCATAGAACACTTTTACAAGAGTTTTTATGGCAAACAGAAGATCTGGTTCCAGAGTTTCCCAGAATACACAAATTCCTAACTCATTGGAAAGTAAACATAGAAGCTCCAATACAAACAGTCAGTGTCTCTTATACAGATCCATTTGATAAAACAAGATATATAAACTGTAACCAAATGTTTGACATATGAGCGGCGTAGACGAATTAATTAAAAAACCATATACGAAGATGGCGTACACTGCTGAAGAGATTGTTCATCTTCAAAAGTGTGCTGATCCCATAACTGGTCCCATGTACTTTATGGAGAACTTCTTCTACATACAGCATCCATTACGTGGACGCATTAAGTTTATACCATTTGATTATCAGATTGAACTAATCGAAAACTATCACAATAATCGTTTCAGTATTAACATGTTGGGTAGACAGATGGGTAAGACTACCTGCGCTGCTGGATATTTGGTTTGGTTTGCCATGTTTATTCCTGACAGTACTATTCTTATTGCTGCCCACAAGTATACAGGCGCACAGGAAATCATGCAGCGTATTCGTTATGCTTATGAAAGCGTTCCAGACTTTATTCGCTGTGGTGTTACAAGTTATAACAAGGGCAGCATCGAGTTTGATAATGGTAGTCGTATCGTAAGTGCTACAACAACTGAAACTACTGGTCGTGGTATGAGTATTTCACTACTATATTGCGATGAGTTTGCCTTCGTCAGACCAACTATTGCTCGTGAGTTTTGGACTTCAATCAGCCCAACACTATCAACTGGTGGTAAAGCAATCGTCACAAGCACTCCAAACAGTGACGAAGATCAATTTGCTACAATTTGGAAAGTTGCTAATCAGAAGTTTGACGAGTTTGGTAATGAGACTAAGTTGGGTAAGAATGGATTTGCTCCAATTATGTTCCCATGGGACAGACATCCTGAACGTGAACAGGCTTGGGCAGATCAAGAACGTGCCAGCATTGGCGAAGATAGATTTAGTCGTGAACATGAATGTAAGTTTATTATCTTTGATGAAACATTAATCGCACCAAACAAACTTGCGATATTAGAAGGGGTAAACCCGATAGAAAAACAAGGACAGGTACGTTGGTATGAGAAACCTATTAAAGGTCATATATATGGTGTGGCCCTTGATCCTTCTTTGGGTACTGGCGGTGACCCAGCTGCTATCCAAGTATGGGATCTTACAACTATGACTCAAGCTGCTGAATGGCAACACAACCTAACAGTCATTCAGCGTCAAGTTGCTATTATGAGCGAGATCTGTAAGTATATTGTTGAAGAGACTGACGATCCCAGTAATTTATATTACAGTATAGAAAATAATACCATTGGTGAAGCAGCACTCAATGCTATCCAAGACATTGGCGAAGATAGAATTCCTGGATATTTCTTAAGTGAGCCAGCAGGATCGATTACTGGACGAAGATATAGAAAAGGATTTTCAACTAATCATAAAAATAAATTAGCAGCTTGTGCCAAGATGAAGCTGTGGATTGAACAAGATAAGATGACTATCAAAAGCAAAAGCTTACTCAGTGAGTTGAAGAACTTTGTTGCCGCTGGTAATAGCTACAAAGCTAAGGTTGGAGAGACTGACGATCTTGTAATGGCTACAATATTGTTAGTGAGAATAGCAATGTTAGTACGTCAGTTTGATAGTGACATCAGTGACAGCTTAACTGATACGCTTGACGATATTATTGAACCCATGCCATTTATTATATTTTAACTGATATGATCCATTTTAGGGAATGGGGGTTCGCCATGTTCTTTGTAATGCTTGTAGAGCACACGGTTACTTAATATTTCAACCCATAGATCATTTTTAGGTCTATTCAATTCCCAAAAGTTAAAGGTCATATGACTTTGTATAGGGCGTATAAAGAATGTTTTTTCTTCTGGCATAATCATTATTTGACTTGTTGTACGCATCTGTTTCTTTTTGTGAGCAGTGCGTAATACATTAAGTTGTGGATTGTCGGAGTATGTACCGGCCATACCATCAATGATGTCTTCGGGGGTTTCTGCTCGTCTAATAATTGTTTGAGCAATTTTACGACGACTTTCGCTACTAATGCGACTTGCTGTTTGGTTATCATCAACACCACGCTGATATCCAGCCCAATCTAACCAAACACCGTGATTAGTTCTTGTTATTGTTTTATCATGTGGGATTTCGTGTATTACGTATTCGTAATCTTTATCACTGTATCCACCTAATTTCCAGGCACCTTCTAATAGATAACAAGTATCTCTATCAAATATAAGTGTATTGCCAGTTAGTTTTTGTTTGATTAAACTCATAGCAGCAGCTTTTACATTAGGATAAGCAAGTGCTCGTTTAATCTTAACACCATCTTTACTGGGAGTTTTGGATCTTACTGTAATTTCTTTTTCGTCATCCATAACCATTAAGCTGGCACTGAGAATACTAACTCCGCCGCTGTTAAAGCCTTCGCTGTACTGTGTAATATCATCCCAGAAAAGCATAATTTCAACGCCTTTCTTTTGTATTCTCTTAAAGCTAATCTCAGGAATATAATTACGGTCACGGTTTTTAACCCCAACCCATCCCTTACCTTCAAAGTATTTTGCTGCTACTACACACATCAAGTATTTATTAACGGAGGTATTATTAAATCATACTTTTTTACTATTAGGTCAATTAAGTCTTTATCGTAACTTAATATACCTAACCCTGCAGAATGTAAGAATTGTGTCTTAGGCATATCAATTGATAGGAATACTCTCGTAACATCTTCAAAGCTATCAATATCATGCATCAATATAACACCATTGGGAGCTAAAAATTTACTCCATGTATTGAAATCGTGTCTAACTGCTTCTAAAGTATGTAGTCCATCTATATGTAATATATCTATAGGCTGTGACCATACTTCTGCTACATTATCAAAAAGATCTTTAATGATGTTTATATTGTTATAGTTATTATGATCAATTACAGTGTTTACTGTTGCTAATGTATCTGTTTTGAATCCTGCGTGTTCATCACCTTCAAATGTATCAATCCCATATACAGTTTGACCAATGTTAGGATCAGCAAAGCAAAACGTACTGTAGCCGTAATCAACGCCTAAATCAACTATAGTTTTAGCTTGGATATGATTAACAAGCCATTTAGCAAAGTCTTTATGCCCTTTCCAGGCGCTGGGTAGTGTTTCAATATCGTACATGTGATTACTTATAATCTATAGATATACAAAAGATTATTTGATTAAACTAAATACAGTATGGCCGGTATAGAACAAGCAGCAGATGATCTGTTTTTTAAATTACGTAATCGCTTCCCAAAGATAACTTTAGGGGACGAAGACGGCAATTCCACAACGAATCCAAAAGAAGCTCGTTTCTTCAACTTTGATTTTGAAGAGAATGAGATTAAATTTGGCAATGTCACAGCAAGTCTAATTGACAAGCAGAACCTAAAAGTCTACTTTAGTCAAGACATAACCAAATATATGGATGCTGATGAAAAGAAAGTGTGGTATGATTTCTTAAGAGAACTAAGAAAGTTTGCTAAAAGTCGATTGCTGGGGTTAGATGTTAGAGACATCACCAAAGATATTCTTACTCATGAGGATCTAAAATTCGTGTCAAACCAACATAAAGAAAAGTCCCAGATAGGTGAAAGCAAGATCCTATGGGCACGTCGTGGTAAGGTTAGCGAAGGCAACCTAAACAGCGTGAAAATTCATGTCGTACACAGCGAGCGTATGATTGAGAATACAAACAACAGATTGTTGAAGGTTGATCGTATCTTCCTCGTAAACGAATCAGGTGAGCGTTTCCTACTGCCATTTAAGAGTGTAATGGCTGCTAAGGCAATGGCCAATCATGTTGGTCGTGGCGGCACACCTTATGATAACAGTGGACGTTTGATTAGCGATGCTGTAAATGAGATGTCAAATCTTCGTCGATTTGCTACAGCTACACGTCGCAAGACATTTGAAAGTGAAGATGCTGTTCACGTAATTGAAGCAGCAGCATCAATTAAAGAAAGCATCAAGCGTAGTTTGTTCCGTATGGCCAACAACAGTCGCTTTGATGAGAACATGGAAGACCTTGGCAAGATAATGGCAGAACAGACTGACATTGAAGATATTAAGCCAATGTTTGTACAATCAATATATAATGAGAACTTAGATAACTGGATCAACAGCGCCGCAAAGGCATACAAGCAATATAAAGGCAATATTATGGAAGCACTCAAGGAATCAGCAGGCACAGTTGCTGCCAAGTTAAAAGATCCAAGTTGGAAGATGGTCCTTAAGGATGATCCAGCAGAAGATAGACTAATTGCCAGCAGCAAGTATGTAGATGGCAAGGCATTGTTGCGTCGTGTATTAGGAACTATAGCAGATCGTATTGGCATGGATGATAGCGAAATTGCAAATTGGGCAAGCCAAATCGGTCAAGATTTAGAAGACGGCAAGGCCTCAAGAGAAGATATGCAGATTGCTCTTCAGTTGGCAAAGCGTTATCAAGATGACCTAAAGCAGATTTTAAGTAATCCAGACATGGGTAAAGAACTACGTGTTAGCGCATTTGGTAAGAAAAAAGATCTATATGGCAAAGTTAAGGACGAGTCCAGTCAGTTAGAAGATTGGGTACAGGGCATTGGCGAAGGTGACGAAGGCGAAATGATGGATGAAATCAGCGCCGATGAAGAAGGAATGGGTCAAATGAAAGTAAATGAAGTTGAAATCGAAGAAACCCCAATGGACAGAATTAGAGAAAGAGCAAGTTCAAGAGAAGTTACTACTACTCCAGCAGAGCGTGTAGCTGAAAGAGTTACTGCTCGTACAGGTGGTACTACAGCAACAGATCGTGTAGCTGAGCGTGTATCAGCCAGACACCCAATGACTAAGGTTGCTGAGAGAGTAGCAGCAAGAGCAGGACAAGGCGATGAAGTTGTTTCAGAAGAAGGCGATGATGTAGGGCTACCAGAGAAGCCGGAATGGGAATATGATCGTGAAGGCGACATGGCAAAAGATCAACTTCATTCTATAGTAAGAGATGCTGAAGAATTAGAAAAAGCATTGGGCGATACAGAGAATTTACCTGAATGGATTCAGGAAAAGTTGGCACGTATTAAAGGTATGATGCAGGGTGTAAATGATTACATGATGACACAGCACGAACGTGGCGAAGAAAAACGTACTGGCAAAGAAGGCATTCACGGCGATGATATGGAAGAAGGCAATGAATTCTCCGGCGCATTAGCAAAAGCAAAGGCCGCACATCAAGATGAATTCGAAGTTGATGGAAAAACTTACAAGGTTGAAGAAGGTCGTGAAGTAAACCCAATGAATGATAGTTTAGCTTTCATGAAAAAGTTAGCTGGTTTAAGATAAGGAAACATAAAATGAGTGACACATTAAACTTAATGAGAAAATTAGCAGGTTTAACAGAAATGGGACAACCTGAAATGGAAGTGACAGAAGCACCAGCTAATCCCGATCAAATCATTAACATGATTGATGCAAAAATTGAAGAATTATATCAGTCATTTCAGCAATTTGACGCTTTGTTTGAACCACGACAACTTAATCAAGTAATGGGTCCAGTAAATCAGTCATTTAACACATTTAGAAAAACCTGGCAGGCCCAATCAACAGCGGGGCTAAGAGCATTAGGTTAAAAATATAGACTTAGTCAAAATAATACATTAAATTAGCAACATGCCTGGACAACATGTTGCTTTTTTATTGACTTTAAAAATGACCCTATAAATAGTTTGAGGCACATTATGATAAATTCAAATGCTGGGATAATTGATGAAGTATTTTCTCGAAATGAGTTAACTTATATAAACAATTATCTTCTAAATTTTTCTAAAAAATTTACACCACCTGTTACCTATTCTCCATATACTAATGCAGCACACAATTTTTTTACAACTATTACTAAGGACCATTTACTTTATCCGTGGTTTAATAAAAAAATTTTCAGTAAGATATCAAATCTAACTTCTAATAATGTTCAAATGCTAAAAGGCGGGTATTTGTACGAATGCACTCCATGGAAAGTACACAGCGATTATTATTACAAAATATCAAATGAACCATATATGGCATTTCTAATTCCAATATCAGTTAATGAAGATATGGATCAAGTTGAAAAGACAAATACTATAATATTCAATGAAGAAGATACATTTTTGTCCACTGAGGAAACAAATAAAAATTGGTCATCTAAAGAATGGGACAATAATAAAAATAAAAAAGATAACAATGCTGTTCCTTTTTTTGAAGAATATCTATCACATGAATCATTGGATAATCTCGAAAATTTAACTATTAATAAAATATTGAATTGGAAATTAGGCAGCGTACTGTATTGGGATGAGAAGCTACTTCATTGTAGTGACAATTTTATTCGAAATAATATTAGCTCAAAACAAGGAATAGTAATTCATACATATACAGTTTAATAATTTATAGACTTACTCAAAATAATACATTAAATTAGCAACATGCCTGATAAACATGTTGCTTTTTTATTGACTATAGATAGGCGATCATGTATAAATAGATATGACGTTGATAGTAGTAGCTTTCAACGATCAGGCAACATAAAGGAAAATTAAAATGGCTTCATTGGCAGAAATTAGAGCAAAATTAGCAGAGATGGAAAACCGCAGTAGCGGCAACAACTCAAACAGCAACAGAGATAACTCTGTTTTCCCTCACTGGAATATCCCAGAGGGATCAACCGCAAGAATCCGCTTCCTCCCAGATGGTGATAATTCAAACATGTTCTTTTGGGTAGAACGTGCGATGATTCGTCTCCCATTTAGTGGTATTAAGGGACAGCCTGGCAGTAAGCCAGTTATCGTACAGGTTCCATGTATGGAAATGTACAATGAGACTTGTCCAATTCTTACAGAAGTACGCACATGGTTTAAGGACAAGAGCCTTGAAGACATGGGTCGTAAGTATTGGAAGAAGCGTAGCTATCTATTCCAGGGCTTTGTACGTGAATCAACTTCAATTGAAGATTCAACCCCTGAGAACCCAATTCGCAGGTTTGTGGTGTCCCCCAGCATCTATCCTGTGATTACAGCAGTGTTGAAGGACACTGAAGTAGAAGAGATGCCTACTGATTACGATCGTGGCTTGGATTTCTCCATTACCAAGACTACGAAAGGTCAGTATGCAGACTACAGCACCAGCAAGTGGGCTCGTAAAGAGTCTGCATTGACAGCCGCTGAACGTGCAGCAATCGACACTTATGGTTTGTTTAACCTCAAGGACTTCTTACCTAAGAAGCCTGGAGATACTGAACTCAAGATTATTAAAGAGATGTTTGAAGCATCTGTAGACGGTCAGACTTATGACGCTGATCGTTGGGGTCAGTACTACAAGCCACCTGGTTCAGGTAACAGTAATCCCGATGCGGATGATGTTCCAACCCCGACACCTGCTGCTCGTCCTGCACCTGTCGCAGCCGCTCCTAAAGTGGAAACTGCTCCGTGGGAGGATAATGAGCCTGTTGCTGGTGCACCAGTTGTAACTGAAACCTCAAAAGCACCGAATCCTCGTGCAGAAGAAATTCTTGCAATGATTCGCAACCGTAAGTCCTAATAGTAATTGTGAAGGGTGGAGAAATCTGCCCTTCACTTATTTGATTCAAAGGTTTCTGCATGAAATTAATATGGGAGAAAACTGGAGACAGTATAGAAATTATACCTGCTAACATATCATTAGCAGAACTCTATATAAATTCTTGCCAAAATCAAAATCAAAATTTGTTTCAAATTAAAAATAAATTTTCAATTGAAAATAAACTTATCGAACTAACAGAAAAACTTTCTGTTATTATTCCGTTGTTAACACGTATAAAAATTAATGATTTTAATTTTTTTAACGTGGCATTTGATCAATGTAATCTAAATCTATTACATCAAAGATGGGTTGAATTACATATTAAGTACCCTAATATTAAAATTTTATTAGGCAAAATGAATTTGGATGCACCAGCAGCATTTGACAGAATCAATAAATTAATTCATGAGATTGAGCAAGCTTTTAGAGTTAATTTATACTCAGAACCATTCCTTCCTATCCCTAACACATTAGGAACAGATATATTAAATTTTGATAAAGCCAACATCCAAATTGAGTTTAATAACTTAGGAAGAACTACACATAATAAATGGTTAAATTTTGACAATTCAGTGAATTTGAATGACAGGAATGATTATTTAGAATTTTATGGTGAGATTAAACTAAATTTAGATAGAACTTTTAGTACTATGCCTGAATTAGATTATCTAATTTGGTGCCAGCAACGTAATATAAAAGCTACTGGTGCGTATTTAAATTTAGGTAATTTTGCTAATTTAGAACAAAATCTAACTCAGTACAGGTCATTATTTGTTAAAAATTTTAATGATATTGATAATAAAGTAAAGTTTGAATTATGAGTTTTATAAACAAATTACTGAATTTTACTCCTTCTGAAGAATGGATTCGTAAAGAATCTAAACTTGCTTGGTTAAAACTCAATATACAAGTTCCAGCTGATGAAATATATTTAGAATGGACAAAGGTAAAACAGTTAGCAGTTGATCATAGGGATGGAGAACGTGTTGGTAATTTGTCTAATAAAGGATGGAAAAGTTTAACAATATATGGAATTTCTCCTGTAATTACAAATCGCAGCGATGGAGTAATGGCGTGGACTTCAGTTGCTGATCAATGCCCAATAACAAAAAAATG